ACAAAAAGACCCACTCCACCCTTTTTGTTGTGGTAATAGGCCGTATTTACGGTTACTAAATCGCTATTTGTTGTTCTGGACTCTGTATCGTTAAAACTTTCTTCTTTGTCTGCGTCCGATACGTCCACTCCGTATTTCTTTCTGACAAAATCTTTGGTCTGATTGTACTGAATGAAAATGTAATCCATCTTTTCAATGTCAGTAACGCCCGGTTGTGGAATGACTTGTTTTGGATGTCTTACTGAAACTGACAAATCGCCGATTGTACAGTGATACCCTTTCTTATTATCCCACTCTACATGAAAAAAGTCGCCACCCTGTACATATGTCACACGCTCGTCAATATCATTTAACTCGTTCATTCTCAAAATCTGCATCTCATTTTGAAGGAACATCTCGATATTCTTTGCGGCTTCCTCGTCGCCTTCGTGAATAGGGATTACTTTTGGCATTGGGATTGACGAATCAACTTGCGACTCAACCAATTCATACACGATATTACGAACATTAATTGCTTTTTTCTTTGCGCTGTCGCCCTTGTTCGGATTTCCCTTTACAATCTTTGTTCCGTTGTAATAATCTTCCCTTCTTGCCATACGTTCCAATTCATCACTGTATGCAAGTCTGGCGTTTTCAAGTTTTTCTCTCCATTTTTTCAGTTTTTGCTGTTCTTCTGGTTTCAAAACAGACTGTTTTACCTTATATGCCATTTTTCTCCACCTCATGTTCTTGGTTCTCCCCAAATCTTGATAAGATATTCTTTGTCTTTGGCGCTTGCGTTCCTATAATCTTCCAGCATGTCCGCAGTCCACTTCTTTTTCATCGTGACACTCACGCCGCTTGCCGGTAAAATGTGATAAACGCAAAATGTACGCAAGGAATCCACATCATGAGTTAAGTCGTGTGGCTCTTTTGCGTACACATTAGGTCGTTTTTTATCTTTCTGTATTTTTGTAAGACACCGGTATAAGTTCGGTGCCGCATCTTCTAATATTGTTAATTTGGGTTTCTTTGGTGTGCCGTCCAGATTTGTACACTCTAACCACTGTTTTATACCAGCGCATCCAGCCGGAAAGTCGTTAGATGTCTTTGTCAGTGTTATGCCGCCTTCGTAGAATAACAAAAATCTGGATTTACCACTTTCTTGCGACCGATTCCATAAGTCGGGCGGTGCAAGATACGCTTCTATAATCTCCCCGTCGGACAATGTATGGAGAATGTCACACGCCGCGCCGATTGTTTTGTCGGAAGCATCATATTCACGATAAACTTGTGCGTTGTTATTTTCGTCTACCGCTATCCAATGTGCCGAAAACATATCCAAACCATAGTCAATACAACAATAACGCCGCAAATTGCCTTCTAACGGTTCTTTTGTGATGTGCGTTGATTTTGTTACTTCGGGGAAATATGCCCCGCCGGAAACACTTAACGCTTCCTCTATCGTTGCTGGATATTCTTGCGTGATGTCTCCACCAAACATTCGCTTGGTTTTCTCATACCACTCTGTATCTCTTCGCGGGTCTGCATACCACGGAATGAATATCTTGTTAAATCCGTTGTCTTGGTCGCAGAATGTTTTTTCAAACAAACTACCGCGGATATTGGTTGACAGTCCGATGAACTTACCGCCTGTCGGACGGTTGATTGTAGGTCCGGCAGAAGTCCATATCTCTTCCGCCCATTGCTGGAACGCCCATTCGTCAAAAATTACTAAGTCTGCTGTAAATGAACGAACCGAACCCGGCGATGATGGAAACGCCATAAACACTGAATCCGGCATGCCCGGAAAGTGAACTGTTAATTTCATTGTGGTGCGTTCAAACGTCGGTCCATCCCAGCCATACGGCATCTCTTTCTTTTCGCGTATTAATTCCGGCATGTATGTAAATTCAACACCCAAACGTCGCACAAGTTCTATCGCTTCATCCTCTGTTCTTGATAGACCGATAACTGTACGTCCGGGCTTTGTTAGCATGACATTTGACGCATAACTGATTACTAACCACGAAAAACCCAACTGACGCGCCTTTAATATGACGTTCAACCGGTGTTCATGTATGGACTTCAATGCTTCTTCTTGCATCGGCCACATATCAAAAGGCTGTATCAACTCTTCCGCATCCTTGTCCTCATAATGACAATATGTCCGGACGTAATACGCCACATTCTCTCTACAATATTCAATTTCCGCTTGCCGTAACTCTGATAACTCGCTCATTAGCCTCTTTTTCTCTTCTCTCCTTGTGGTTAAACTGACATTCAACCATTTGTGCAACATTAGTGTGCGGTTGCCTTATCCCATGCCCTTGTCTGCACAATTCGCATGTAAATAAGTCGCCACACTTGCTACACTCGTCCTTCACATCTTTTAAACTAACCATCCCCATATCCCCCATAAGAAAACGGAATTGCCGGAATCGAACCGGCGACCACCTATTGTAGTAGTATTCTCCCAACTGAACTAAATTCCGTTAGTATGGACTTGTGACTCGTACAAATCCATACTGTTGCAGTTCTTCGTTCACTTCCGCGTCCGGACGACTCGCCACCCACCGCAACAAAGGCCAATTATTACAAACGGAATCGAACCGTCTTTCCCATATAGTCGGCAATACTATATGGGCGTAACACCACTTACCCTTGCAACAACACCAATACTTCCGCCTTGGTCTGGCGGTTTTTAGGAAGGACTCACTAATGACTCTTGTGCAGAGTAATCGCCCACGAACTTTCCGAAGGTTCTTAACAGCATCTTTGCTATGGGCTTAGAGGTACGTCATGAAAACTTCACAACTAAACACGGCTAGATGGATTCGAACCAACACATGCAGGAGTCAAATTCCTGTGCCTTACCGTTTGGCAATAGCCGTTTATTTGTTTTATCCGTCTTTTGTCAAAATTTTATAAAAATTTCTGAGGGTGGTATATGGATGTTATACAGCGATGCGCGCCAACAGGGGGAGGGGGTGGGGGTATGGGGTTCTATAATGTCTATAAATATTCTTGAAAAAATTTTAAAAAAATTATAGACTCTTATATATCCCATGACTCCCGTCACATCTCCAGACCGTATTCAACTATTCGCAAAATAACCGTTTAGCGAATAGTTAATCACAACATCTTGTATATCTCACAAACACCTATACCACATATTGATTAAGCCACATTATGTCTACTTCTATTAGTCATTATGTAAACTTAATGCCTGTTTATCCATACGCCTTTTAAGATTCTCTACCATGCGTCTATCTGCGTCCGTCATTACGTCTGCGCTTATTAAGTGTTCGTCTGCTGGTTTATCTCCTACTGTGTCACGTATTGCAATAAATGCTTTAATATCTCCGGCACACGCTATCTGTATCATTTTGGCACACATAACAGCATAAACTGTTTTATCTTCTCCCAGTATTTGCGCTGATTCTCCGAGGATTTCGTCTACACTCTCACGGTTTAACTGCTTTTCCAACAAATCCCCGAGGATCTCTTTGGCTGTTCTTCTCTTCTTGTGGTTTATCCCATTTTGCAATCCGCCTTGCCGTCCGGTCGCTCTTGCCTTCTCTAATTGCTCTACACTTAATTTACTATTACCACTACCACTTATAGATTTAATATTTTTAGTATTAATATCATCACAATCAGTAGTAGTATTAATTAATTTAGTATTATCACTATCAGCACCATTATCTGCATTGTTGTCAGTATTGTTAGTAGCATTAATAGTTCTATCAACCATAGCATTTTTAATATCAACTACTGCATTTATCAATACTTCTGGATTAACTGGTTTTTCTTCTTCCTCATGCAGTTCTGTATACTCTGTTAAGTCAATGTTTACTTCATCGGCTTTGTTGATTATATCTACTGCTTTGTCAATGTTACATCCAGCAGATACAGTCTGTTTTTCATTGCTGGATTCATTTAACATTTTACTCATAATCGCCTATATCTCCTTTCTGTAATTTGGCAATAAAAAAAGAGTGTAAGAAAATATATACAATTCTCTTGCCACTCTTCGCACTATAACAATAACACATTTTCCGTGTGCACTTCAATGTCCTTTTACGGATAAAAATGAGCATATTTGTTGTTATATTAATAAATTTATTAATCTCTCTTTTTGTCTCTTTCCATCTTTTCGCTTATGGCGTTCCGCATCCATTCGCTTTGACTTATTCCGGCCTTTTCGCTATATGCTTTTATCTCTTCTTTTGTGCCTTTTGGCATTACAAAAGATAACCGGTCAAAGTTATTTTTTATGTATTCATTGTCATAATTTGCTTTGTGTTTTAAATCTCTCATGTTTTTTATACCTCACTATAATTATTTATTATATATATTACTATAAAAGCGCGACTTTGCACATAGTCACTTTGCACAAAGTCCTTTTGCCGTGTTTGTGCGATTTTCACAAACTTAAATTTTGGGGGTTGACGACTTTGCGCAAAGTCTGCTATTGTTAGGGCACAACAACAAACCGCACCACGAAAGGAGTACAACATGAAACAAATCACAACAGCACCAAACATGATTTACAGCGAAACACTCGACGAAATGATTTTTAAAGGTTTTTACATGAAGAAACGAAACGGAGAATACAGACACTACACATGGAACG